GTACCCGCCGGACGACATCAGCGTTGCCCCGTCCGGGTACGTGTCCTATCCGCAGGAAGGCCAGTACAACCAGGCCTACCAGCACGGCGAGAGCGGCATGACCGACCTGGCGATCGTGCTGATCGCCGGACCCCCGGGGCAGTCCGGAACGCACGACACCTTGATGGGATGGGTGGCCGACTCCGGCGCGCAGTCGATCGTGGAACACCTCGAGGCCTGGTCGTGGGAGTCCTGCGACGACCTCACGATCAACACGTGGGAGATCATCCCCGAAGTCGTGGCCGGGGTTACCTACCTGGCAGCCCTGTTCAAAGCAACCGTTGTAGGGCCCGGGGAGGGCTGATGACCACCACACTCAACACGATCGTCACGGCGCAGATCGAGACGACCTTCAGGAACCTGCTCGACCTGTCGACGCCCGTGGACACCCTGCTGAAGAAGACGAAGATCGAGCTGTCGTCCGGCACGAGCGCCAACTCGGCCGATCTGTGCTTCCACGACCAGCGCACCCTGACTGCCTCCGGCACCGAGGATCTCGACCTGGCGGGCTCCCTGGCCGGCCCGTTCGGCGCCTCCCAGGTGTTCGTCGAGCTGCGCGCGATCCTGATCTCCGCGGCGTCCGCGAACACCAACAACGTGCAGGTGACCCGGCCGGCCAGCAACGGCGTGCCGCTCTTCCTGGCCGCGTCCGACGGCATCGCCATCCCGCCCGGTGGCGTGTTCCTGTGGTCCTGCCCTGCGGACGGCAAGGTGACCGTCACCGCGAGCACGGGTGACCTGATCACCATCACCAACTCAGCCGGCTCCACGAGCGTCACCTACGACGTCGTGATCATCGGCACGAGTGCCTGAGGGAGGCTGACATGGCGCGCAAGCACTCCAAGCTGACGGTCATCCTGATCGACAGCAACAACGTCTCGGCGTACTGCACCGACTCGACGTGTGAGCAGTCGGCGGGCACCGAGGACAACACCACGTACGGCAAGAACAGCATCGTCAAGGACCCGACGCTGCTCACCGGCGCGTTCTCCTGCGGCGGCAAGTACGACAGCGACTCGACCGGTCCTCGCAAGATCCTGAAGCCGCTCGTCGGCACGAAGGTCAACGTGAAGTACCGGCCGGAGGGCACGGGCTCCGGCCTGCCTCAGGACTCCTTCGACGCGGTCATCGTCAAGTACACCGAGACCGCCCCGGTGGCCGGCTACCGCACCTGGGCGCTCGAAACCGAGCCGTCCGACGACTGGGACTCCACCAACCAGGCCTGAGGAGGCGGACGTGGACAAGAGTGCGCTGCTGGCCGATCGGGTCAGCGACAAGACCGCCGAGGTGGAGATCGAGGGCGTCGGAACGGTCACTGTCCGCGCGCTGTCGCGCTGGGAAATGATCCAGGGCGGCAAGCTCGAGGACCTGGCGCAGGAGCGATTCATCCTCTCCAAGGCCATGATCGACCCGCCGATGGGCGAGCACGACGTGGCCGAGTGGCAGAAGTGCTCTCCGCCCGGCGAGATCAACAAGGTGGCCACCGTGGTCAACCAGTTGTCGGGCATCGGGCAGGGAGCCGACAAAAGCAGCGTATGAGCAGTTCGAGGCCGACGGCTCGCTGGAGTTCGACCACTACCTGACCGAGAAGCTCGGCTGGCGGTCCGTCGACGAGATGCGCCACGGGATGTCGTCCGACGAGTGGCTGCGCTGGTGGGTCTACTACGCGCGCAAGGCACAGCGGCAAGAGCTGGAGAAGCTGAAGGCAGGGGGTTGACGTGCAGGACCTGAAGATCGAAGTCGGCGGCCTGGCGCAGCTCTCCCGCGCGCTGAAGGCCGTCGACTCCGGCGCCCCGAAGCAACTGCGCCTCGGCCTGAACGACGCGGCGAACCTGCTGGTCGACCGGACCAAGCCGAAGATCCCGTCGCTCACCGGCGCCGCCCGGCGCTCCCTGGTGGCCCGGTCCACGCGCACCTCAGCCAGGGTGGCCGTCGGCGGCAAGAAGGCGCCCTACTTCCCCTGGCTGGACTTCGGTGGCCGCGGCAGGAAGGCCGGCCGGCCGGCGCAGAGGCCGTTCATCCGCGAGGGCCGCTACGTGTACCCGACGCTGCGTGAGATCCGCCCGCAGATCGAGCAGCTGCTCCAGGACTCCATCAGCACGGTCATCCGCAACGCCGGGCTCAAGGAGGACTGATGGCCGGCAACACGATGACCCTGGAGTTCGCCGGGGACGCCACCAAGCTCCAGCGCGCAGCGAAGCAGAGCGAAAAGGCCGTCGATGACGTCGGCAAGTCAGCCACCTCGGCGAGCGACGACTTCAAGAAAGCCGGGGACGAGTCCGGCAACTTCACCAGCAAGCTCGGCAGCCTCGGCGCCGGAGTCTCCGGTGTGTCCGGCGCGCTCGACGACGCCGGCGGCACGCTGCAAGCGTTCTCCGAGCTCCAGAACGCCAGCTACGAGCGCTCGCAGAAGCAGAAGCGCGCCCTGGTCGACGTGCAACAGGCCCAGGAGGACTACAACCAGGCCCTGCGCGACGGCAAGCAGGCCGCCATCGACTCCGACCAGGCTGAGGTCGACCTCGAGCAGGCCCGCCTCGACCAGGCCACCGCGCTCAAGGCGTACAACGACGCGGTCAAGGAGCACGGCAAGAACAGCGCCGAGGCGCGCCAGGCGCAGATCGACCTGAAGCAGGCCGGGGTCGACGTCAAGCAGGCCCAGGAGGACGCCGCCCAGGCGATCCGCGACGGCTCGCAGGCCAGCATCGACGCCACCTCGGCGACTCTCGACCTGAACGACGCGCAGCGTGAGGCCAAGCCCGGTGACCTGTCCAAGTGGGCCGATCAGCTCCAGACGATCACGCCGCTGCTTCAGGGCGTGGTCGGCATCATCGCGCTGGTCACCGCCGCCCAGTGGGCGTGGAACGTCGCGATGGACGCCAACCCGATCGGCCTGATCATCCTCGGGATCGGTGCCCTGATCGGCATCGTCGTGTTGCTGGTCAAGCACTGGGACTGGGTGAAGAAGGTCGGCGCCGCGGCCTGGGACTGGATCAAGCACGCCGCGTCGAACACCTGGAACTTCATCAAGAAGATCCCGGGTTGGATCGGCCAGGCCTTCTCCAAGATCGCGGAAGTCATCACCTGGCCGTACCGCAAAGCGTTCAACCTGATCGCCGACGCCTGGAACCACACGATCGGATCGCTGTCGTGGACCGTGCCGGGCTGGATACCGGGCATCGGCGGCAACACGATCAGCGTGCCGAACCTTCCGCACTTCCACCAAGGCGGCATGGTTCCCGGCGCGGCCGGCTCCGAGATGCTCGCTGTCCTTCAGGCCGGTGAGCGCGTGATCCCCGCGTCCGGGAACGGCGAGCCCGTGCACGTCGTGGTGACGATCGATCGAGACGTCCTGGTCGACGCAGTGACCAAGGGCTACCGCCGGAGGTTCGGCAATGCCTGAGCAGGACGTGACCGTAGAGCTGTACTACGACAGCGCGTGGCACGACATCACCGCCGACGACGACGTCTTCACCGCACCGATCGTCATCAAGCGCGGCCAGTCCGACGAGGCCACCCAGCTACGCCCCGCGTCGATCGCCCTGCAACTGGCCAACGACGACGACAAGTACCGCACCTCCAACCCCGTCTCGCCGCTGTACGGCAAGGCCGGACGCAACACGCCAACCCGGGTATCGGTCGGCGGCACGGCCCGCGGCGTCGTCGAGGCCTCGTCCTGGGCGGCCGACCAGACCCGCGACTTCCGGCGGTACCCGCGGCGCGGCAAGTCGTGGGTCGACTTCGAGGGTGGCGGCCTGCTCCAGCGGATCGGCCAGTGGACCGAGCCGCTGCGGTCGCCGTTCTACACCTACAACGCCGCCCTGACGACCCTGGCCGGCTACTGGTCGATGGAGGACGCTCGGGGTAGCACCAAGGCGGCTACGCCGGTGGCCGGCGCCGAGAACACCTACCTGCTCGGCGTGTCCTTCGACAGCCAGAATCGGCCGCCGGGCTCCGGCCCGGCCGCTGATGTCGTGCTGCAGGACGCCTCGACGTTCGAGTTCACCGGCGGGAGCAGCGGATCGACCAGCGGATGGCAGTACTCCGCCGTGGTGTACATGGGCTCGCTCGGCGGCTCGTTCACCACCCCGGTCCAGCTGCAGATGCAGGACGGATCGAGCGTCAGCTTCAGCCTCGACGACTCGGCGAACAACACGGTGCTGCTGGCCGCCGACTCCACGACGGCTACTCGGTTCACCTCGACGAATGCGTGGCCGACCGGCTACCAGTGGTCAGGCCGCTGGATCATGCTGTACGTCGAGGCGACGTACTCCGGCGGAACCACCACGATCACGGCCGGCTACCGGGCCATCGACGAGGACGACTCGTGGCACTTTCCCTCGGGCACCTACTCGGGGGTGACATCCAGCCTCGACCGGGCGTTCTGCTCCGGCCTGCCCGACTCGTCGTCGTTCGGCCACGTGATCGGCACCGTGGGGACCTCGGAGGACCTGACCTCCGACGACCGGTTTACTGCATTCCGTGGCCACGCGGGGGAGACCGCGGCCGTCAGGTTCGGACGGCTGTGCGATCTGAAAGGCATCCCGTACTACGTAAGTGATGGCTGGGCGGATTCGATGCCGATGGGCCCGCAGGCCGTCGACACGTTCCCGAACCTGCTGAAGGAGATCGTCAGCACCGAGGACGGGCTGCTGTTCGACTTCCGCACCGAACTGCGGCTGTACCTCCTGTGCCGCGTCGACCGGTACAACCAGACGCCGGCGCTCGACCTGCTGCCCGCCGACCTGCCTTCGCTGCCCGTCGAGGTCACCGACGACCTGGACGTCCACAACATCGTCACGGCCAGCCAGCGCGACGGCGGGGACGCCACCGCCGAGGACTCGACCGGTCCGCTCGGGACCTTGCCACCCCCGGACGGGGCCGGGGAGTACAAGCAGACGATCGACGTCGACCTCGACGACCCGGACAACGAGCTGGCGCAGGTCGCGAACTGGTGGCTGCGGCGCGGCACGGTCAACCTGCCACGCTTTCCGCAGGTCACGGTGAACCTGGCCGCTCTCGATGCGGACAAGGTGGCCGAGGTCGAGGCGGTCGAGGTCGGCAACGTCATCACGATCACGAACATGCGGGAGTACGTGATCCGGCTGATCGTGATCGGCTACACCGAGACGATCGGCACCCACTCGCGCGTCATCGTCTTCACCTGCGTGCCCGACCAGCAGTTCGTCGTGGGCGTCTACGACTCCACCTCGTCGCGGTACGACCTGCGTACCTCGGTCCTCAATGCCGCGAAGGACCCGACCACGACCTCGATGACGTTCCGGCAGACCGACGACGAGTCCTGGTCGACGACCTCGACGCCGTACGACGTGATGATCGCCGGGGAGCAGATCACGGTGACCTCGATGGGCGCCCGGTCTGGGACCGGCCCGTGGCTGCAAGCCGCCACCGTCGTGCGGTCCGTCAACGGCATCGTCAAGGCCCTGCCGACGGACGCAGAGGTCCGCATCGCCACGCCTGGGAGGTACGCGCTATGACCGTCAACGGCGGGGACATCATCTTCGCGGCCGACATCAACCGGGCCACGAACCGGCGGATCGGCACCACCACTCGCAGCAGCGACACCGCTGCGTCGTCGGGCACCACCGAGCTCCAGGTCGACACCGTGACCGGGACGACTGTGACCGGCCGGCGCTACCGCATCCGGTGGCAGGCGCTGTACACCGCGACCGTCTCGGCCGACCGGTTCTTCCTCATCCTGCGCGAGGGCTCCGGGCTGCTGGGGACGCAGCTCGCCTTCACCACGTTCATCGTCGACGCCAGCGGCACGCCCACCGAGTCGCTGATCCTCGAGTGCGACTACACCGCGACCGCGTCCGGCAGCCAGACCTGGACGGCGTCGGTACGCCGCAACAGCGGCACCGGAACCATGACCGTCAAGGGCTCGGCGTCCGGCCCGTCGTCGCTGATCGTCGACTCGGCCGAGTAGGCCCTACTCCCCGGGATCCGGGCGGCACTTGGGGTCGTACCAGACCCCAGGCGCCAGCTCGATCAGGCGGCTGTCCGGGTCCGCGGCGAGCGCCCGCAGCAGGCTGAAGCCCGCGGACAGGTCCTCGTCGGCGTCGTCGGAGAGCCACTCCGGCGCCTTGCTCGCGTCCCGGGTCATCTCCCAGCCGGTCCAGTCGATCTCGTCTGGCATGCCAGACACCTCCTCCTGCGACGGAGCGGACCCCCGGGCCACGGCTCGCAGGTCCAGCAACCCGGGGTCCTTCAAACACGGAGCGTACTCACGGAGTTGTCATATGCAAGGTCTTCTGGAAACTCCTCCGGACAACTCTGGACGAACTTACCTTGATCGCGTGGGCCTGAAGGGGAAGCTCTACACGACCGGGGACCTCGCCGACATGCTCGGCGTCACCCGTCAGCGCGCGTACGCCCTGTCCCGGCGCAAGGGCTTCCCGGACCCGTACGACGAGTGGCCCGGCGGGCTCGCGGTCTGGTCGGTGGCGGACGTCGACGCGTGGATCCGAACGAGCTGGCACAAGCGCGCCGAGGACCCCGAGGGCACGTAACTGTCTGGAATTCCAGACACGAAGCGGCCCGCCCCGGTGTCGGAATTTTCCGACAGGGAGCGGGCCGCGAAATGCGTCGGGCGCGTACGGATTTCAGGGCAGGGATCTGACCACCGTGAGGATGGCCAGGATGATCAGGGACACCGACGACCCGATGAACAGCGCGTGAGTCACGCGCTGCCAGATGGTCGGGGCCGGCGGGGGAGCGGACAACTGGTCGGCCACTTCACGCGCCACGATCCGGCGGATGTCCTCGACGGCCACCAGGCGCTCGACGGGTGCCTGACCGTTGGCCTGGGCGGTAGATTCGTTCATGGTCGCAACCTCTCTGCGATCAAGGCCCGGGCTGGAGCCACTGCTGGCCTGGGCCTTTCGTTGGTCAGATCCACCAGGCGCACCAGGCGGTGTAGTCGATGAACGCCAGCAGCAGCAGCGCGGGCAGCATGCACGCGGCCAGGTCGAGAAGAAGTCCGGCCGTCCTGACCGGGGCAGATGTCCGGCGATGTCTCGCACCCGTTAGTGGGTAGAGCGCGCTCCTATGGCCTGCCATAGTGCCGTAGGCTACCCCCTATGCGATGTGCCGTCTACTGCCGACTCAGCCTGGACCGGACCGGTGAGGAGCTGGGCGTAGAACGCCAGCTCGAGGACTGCCTGAGGCTGGTCGAGAGCCGCGGAGACCAGCTGGTCGACAAGTACGTCGACAACGACAGCCCGGCCAAGGGCATCGGCAAGCGCGACGAGTACGCCCGGCTCATGGCCGCCGTACAGCGCGGCGAGATCGACCGCATCTACGTCTGGTCGCAGGGCAGGCTGTGGCGCAACCGCGTCGAGCGCGCCCAGGGCTTCGAGATCCTGCGGGACGCCCGCGTCTCCCTGATCCAGGTCAAGGGACCCGAAGTGGACATGACGACCGCCATGGGCCGGATGATCGCCGGGATCATCGGCGAGTTCGACACCGGCGAGAACGAGGTGAAGGCCGAACGCCAGGTGCGCGAGGCCCTGCAGCGCGCGGACCGGGGACTGCCACCGGGCGGCCGGCGCGCGTTCGGCTACCGCGACGTCGAGGTGGTCGAGGAGGAGGCGGAAGCGGTCAAGGCCGCGTACGCCAAGCTGCTCGCCGGGACCACGCTGTCGAGGATCGCGCGGGACATGACCGCGGCCGGGTACCGCACCACCGTCGGTGGCCAATGGACGATCAACGGCGTACGCACGATGCTGCTCAACCCGCGCTACGCCGGGCACCGTACCTACCTCGGCAGGATCCACGGGCCTGGCGCGTGGCCCGCGCTGGTCGACGAGACGACCTACGAGGCTGTCCGGGCGATGCTGACCGACCCGGACCGCAAGGTGAGCCGTACCAACGCGCTGACGTGGCTCGGTACCGGGCTGTACGTCTGTGGCCGCTGCCCCGGCCAGACCGTCATCTGCACGTACCGGGGCATCAAGGCCCGGGGGACGCAGCGTCGCGTGTACCGGTGCCCGGTCTGCTACATGACGCGCGTCGCCGACCCGGTCGACAAGTGGGTGGTCGCGTTCGTCGCCGAGCTGCTCTCGCGCAGCGACCGCCTGGCCGAGCGCCTGTCGCGCCGTAAGAGCGGCCCGGACGCGGGCGCGCTGAGCACCGAGGCCCGGGCGCTGCGAGTGCGCCTCGACGCCCTGGGTGACAACCTCGACATCGACGAGGCTGACCTGGCCCGGCGTACCCGGAAGCTGCGCGCGCGGCTGGCTGAGATTGCGCAGGCGCTTGCGGAATCCGGGCGGGGGAGCGCGGCCGGCGCCCTGGCGGCAACCGGCGACCCGAGGGGCGCGTGGCTCGCGCTGGACGACATCGCCCGGCGCCAGGCCGTGATCCGGGACCTGTGCACGGTGCGGCTGCTGCCGATGGGACCGGGCCGCAAGCCGTTCGATCCCGAGTCGGTCGACATCACGTAGCGTGACCGCCGGGCGGTCGCTGTATGCCGCAGGGTTGCACTGTGATGCGCTGAGCCACATTTTATTGTGTATAGCGATCGCCAAATAGCGATCCCTGATCGCTCCCCGGTGTCACAAATACCGCCACTGGCAAGAACCTTGACGGGAGTGCTCTGTCGTTGACAGATGCTTTGTCACGCCGGGTCGTTCGCGTACACGCGAACCCGCGTTTGCGCATGTGGAGGTGCATCTCTCCACACTTGGCAGATAGGCACATCCCCATGAATGAAACCTACGGTAATCGCGTGGATACGGTCCGAGATAGTTTATGGACACGCGTTCGACGAGGCGATTCTAGGGGATCTCCGGTGCTAAGCTTCCGGGCGTCTAGAAAGCCCCGGACAGCGGTTTGATTGGCGTCTTACGCTGCCCGGGGCTCCATACAACGCTGAGCTCGTGAGCCCGCGAGGGGGCAAGAGGTGTTAGAGCACCGCCTTGCCGCAACCAGAGAGCTTACATCGTAGGACCGCGATAAGCACGGTCCGAACGGTGACGTTTCCCTGAAATCGCAGCTCACGTGCTCCGCAGCAAGGAGCGTCACGTGAGCAACACAGACCTTCTCCCGGAAGCGGCCCGGGAAGCCCCACGCAAGCGGAACGTCGATCCCGACATGGCCCAGCTGCGGGCGCTGCTCGGCCCGCTGGTCCGGGATGGCCGGGACGAAGAAGCCGCCCGAGTCCGCCGAGAACTCGCCGCGCTGAAGTTCCAGGCCGACATCCGCCGCGCCGTCGATGCGTACCAGGCCAAGAACGGCCCGCTGACCGAGGCCCAGATCGACAGCATCGCCACACACCTCGGCGGTGCCTAATGGCCGAGAACACGGGGGGAGTCCGGCCCGCCAGTAACGGGCCGGCCTCCGCCACCACCGTAGCGGAACCCACCGACATCCGGCCGTGGCGTCCCGACCCGCGCCACGTCAAGGCGCTCGACCGGCACATCACCTCCCGCTACGGGCCTGAGTACGTGCGGGGGCGGGCCGCATGAAGTGCCCCGAGTGCCTCCAGCTCCTGGAGGACGATGGCTCGTGCTGGCACTGCCAGACCGCCCCGGACGAAATTTCGTCCAGCGAGCCCGAGCAGCGCAAGGCGCGCGTTCTGCTCACCCAGGCGTCCACGATCCGGATGAAGGGCACCCGCTGGGTGTACCGCGGCCGCATCCCGCACGGCATGGTGACGCTGCTCGCCGGGCGTGAGGGCATCGGCAAGAGCACCGTTTCGCTCGACATCGCCGCCCGGCTCACCCGGGGCACGCTGCCCGGACGGTATGAGGGCATCCCGCAGAGCGTGGTGGTGTGCGCCTCGGAGGACTCCTGGTCGCACACCATCGTGCCCCGGCTCATGGCCGTCGGCGCCGACATGGACCTGATCTTCCACATCGCCGTACAAGAAGAGGACGGCAGCGAGCGCGGAATCGTTGCCCCGCAAGACATTCGGCGCATGGAGCAGGCTTTCCGCTCGGTTCAGCCGGCGCTCATGCTCATCGACCCGCTGATGGCCGTCATCGACGGAAAGATCGACACGCACAAGCAAGCCGAGGTCCAGCAGGCCCTGGAACCACTCGTGAAGATGTGCGACCGCATCGGCATGGCCGTCCTGGCGCTCATCCACGTCAACAAGTCCAGCACCACCGATCCGCTGACCTCGATCATGGGCTCGAAGGCGTTCGCCACGCTGCCGCGCTCGATCCTCTACTGCCTTGAAGAGGACGACGGGCAATTCATGTTCTGCCACGTCAAGTGCAACGTCGGGCCGAAAATGCCCTCGATCGGTTACCGGCTTGCCTCGGTGCGATTCGACCTTCCACCGGACGAGGTGGAAGACGGAGACGACCCGTACATCGAGTCCAGCCGCGTGGTCTGGGGCGACGAGGACAGCCGTACGGCAACGGAGATGCTCGAGGCGAAGGCCGACAACAGCAAGCTGGGCGCGCCTGCACAGGCGGTCATCGCCCTGCTCGAGGCCGTCGGCGGCACGCTCAGCACCGCCGAGATCAACGCCAAGCTGACGCCGGCGCACACCGAGGCGGCCATCCGCAACGCACTGAGTCGCCTCGCCAATAGCAGCAAGATCGATTCGCCGATGCGTGGCTACTACCAGGCACTGAGTAAGCGCTGACCAATCTCTCACCCCTGGGGAGAGTGAGAGGTGAGAAGAGTGAGAGAAGCGAGAGAAAAGCTCTCACTCCTCTCGCTTCTCTCACCTCTCAGGGACGAGAGGAAGTGAGAGGAAGCCATGACGGAACAACCGTTCCCTTGGGAGAAGCGCCTCGAGAGCGCCATGGCGGCGTACGCCCTGAAGCGCAGCAGGCGGAACAAGGAACGCGCAGAGATGGCCGAACGACGGGCCTACGGGCTCATGCAGAGGCACGCAGCCAAGCTGGCCGCCAACCGGACTGAGAACACCGAGGAATGAGCAAGGCATGGGAGGCAGGGAGCGATAGCCGATGGCGTCGCTTCCGCCTCACCGTGCTGGACAGAGACAGGTGGCTGTGCACCCTCAAGCTGCAGGGGTGCACCACCAGGGCCGAGCACGTGCACCACATCCACCCACTCAGCAAGGGCGGGGCCAAGTACGACCCGAGCAACTGCGCCAGCGCATGCGCGTCATGCAACCTGAAGCAGGGCGACCGAGGGGCAGTGCGACAGCCCGATCCCCGGCCATCGTCGAGTTGGTGAGCCGTCGCCGAAAAGTTCGGAGAGAGGGACCGGCCGGACACCCGCCGTAGTGTTTTTGTGTGTGCGCAGGTCAGACGGCTGGGCCCAGTTTGGGCAGCACCCGGGCCGCGTGTACGGCTCCAGCGGCGGCGTACGTGGCGTCGATCGGTGCCTGTCCGCGGCGCGCGAACCGCCATCCGTCGCCCTGCGGTAGCTGCTGCGTCTGCCGGACGTGCAGATCCAGCAGCGGATCGTGGGTGTGGCGGATGTGGCCGGCGGCGGCCTGCTCCTCGAGCGCCATGCATGCCCGTACGACGTCCTCGGCGCGTACCGGCTCCATCAGCACGTTGCGCACCCGGCGCCCGGCGAACTCGTCGGCGACCGCGCTGGCCGGTCCGCCGGGGAACCACACGCACTTACGTGGCTTGATGCGCTCCAGCCAGCCGGGGAGGTCGCGGCGCAGGTGCTTGCGTGCCTCGTAGCCGTCCCAGGCGGACACGATCTCGATGTGGGTGATGCCGTCCAGGGTGACCGCCGCGGCGAGCGTGGCGTGGCTCCTGTCCTCGCTGACGTCGAAGCACAGCGCCACCGACCGCCGATGCTGGGCGAGGTCGACGGCCTGGTCCCGGTGGATGCCGCACGCGTTCCAGTCCTCGATGCGGATGGCGCTCTCCAGCAGGTCGACGCGCTGGCACAGCATCTCGATTTTGAACCGGGCCAGCGTCTCGCCGCCAGCCGCTATCGCTGCCTTCGCCTGGCCGATGAGCGCGTCGAGCTGCACCCGGTGGCCGAGCCCTGGGTTGGCCTGGCGCAGGCCGTCCACGTCGTCCGGGGCGGTCCCTGACGGTGCGCTCCAGGCGGCCAGGAACGTGCGCGGGTCTCCCTCGCCGGTGAGGATGAACGTCTCCGCCGCGTCGTACTCCTCATGCAGGACAACAGATTCCGCGTCCCCCTCGTTGGAGATGCACACCAGCAGGGCCTCGGCGACGGCGTTCATCGCCGGGACGATGGCGTCCCAGGTGTCGCGGTTCCGGTGCTCGCGGAGCTCGTCGAGCAGTGCCCGGGGCAGCGTGTCGCCGCGGCCGGCGCGGCGGGTCGGCGCGGCGAAGCGGTAGTGGGACCCGTAGTCGTTCCAGAAGTCCTCCTCGCCGGTCGTGCCGGTGGTGTGCTTGGAGGGCAGCGCGGCGGCTAGGAGGGGCGTCTTCTCGGCCATCTCGATGGCCTTCTTCCACGACCGCTTGGCGCTGGCCCGGTCGGTGGACGTGCCCACGATCTCCGTGGCGCGCTCGACGAACATCCAGAACAAGATCAGCAGGCGAGTGAAGAGCGTCTTCCCGTTCTGCCGGGCGACCAGGACGATCGCCTTGCGGTAGCGCGGTGACCCGTCCGGGTAGAGCTCGCCGAGGTGCACGGCAAGCCAGACCTGCCACGGGTCGAGGGGCCAGCCGATCAGCGCACAGAAGTCCGCGAAGTCGTACCCCCATGAGGCCTCCTCGTCCTCGAGGTCACGGAGCGGCGGCGTCCACAGCCTGGGGACGACCGCGCCGTAGACGACGTTCGGCGAGGGCGTCCAGAGGGTTTGCGGCTGGCTCACTGGTGCTCACCGCCTTCTTGGCCGCGGCCCGGGCCCGGGGACTCAGCAGCAGGGATTCGAGGACGGCGAGCAGGGCCGGGCCGAGCTTCGTCAGGTCGCCGCCGCCCTGGCACCCGCATTCCTCGCACGGCTGGTGGCCGTCGAGGCTGCGGGCGTAGGTCAGCGCGAGCTCGGCCGCCGCCGCATCCGCATCGGTCAGCGAGGTTTGAAGCAGCGACTCGCGGATGACCTGCTCCAACATGCCAGATACGGTACCCCCGTAGGGTATCCTCCGGGCATGCGTTGGCCGTGGCAGGCGAAACCGGAGCCTCCGGCTAACACCTCGCTGTCCATCGCCGATCCGCAGTTGGCGGCTCTGTTCACTCCGGGCGGCCTGGTCGACCTCGCCGGGGTCGTGGTGGGCGAGACCTCCGCGATGGGCCTTTCGGCGCTGTACCGCGCTCTCAGCCTGATTTCCGGCACCCTGGCGTCGCTGCCGCTCAACTCGTGGCGGGACACCGGCGACGGCCAGCGGGAGAAGGTCGCCTCCGTCTTCGACAACCCCGACAGCGACGAGGGTCAGACCAAGTTCGAGTGGGTCGAGACGGCCTTCTTGCATCAGCAGCTGCACGGCAAGGCGGGCGCTTTGAAGGTGCGCACCGAGGCCGGTTCGCTGGTGCGGCTACCGCTGGTGCATCCGCTGAGCTTCGCGGTGATCCAGCCGACGATCGAGGAGTTCCGCACCGGCAACCTCCCGGCCGGCGGCGTGTGGTTCGACGTCGCGCTCAACGACGGCTCGCAGGTGCGCCTCGACGCGAATAACTTCTGGTATGCGCCCGCCGCGTCGCTGGGTGGCCAGGTCGGTATCAGCCTGCTCACCTACGCCCGGCAGTCGCTCGCCACGTCGATCGCGGGAGACAAGGCAGCCGCGGCCACATTCTCCAGCGGCGCCCTGATCAGCGGCCTGGCTTCGCCAGCCGATGAGGGCATCGACATCTCCGACGACATCCCGCAGATCCGCCAGGAGCTCAACCGCAACGTCCTCGGCCACGAGAACGCGGGCACCATCGCCCTGGTCAACCGCCGGCTGACATTCACCCCCTGGACGATGACCGCGCAGCAGGCGCAGTTCCTGGAGTCGCGGCAGTTCCAGATCGAGGAGATCAGCAGGTGGACCGGCGTCCCGCCGCACCTGCTGATGCAGACCGACAAGCAGACCAGCTGGGGGACCGGCGTCGACGAGCAGAACCGCGGCCTGTCGAAGTTCGTTCTGGGCCACTGGGCGCAGCGCTTCGAGCAGCGCGCCTCCCGGCTGCTGGCCCGGCCACGCTGGTGCGAATTCGACTTCGCCGGCCTGGAGCGGCCGAACTTCGCCGTCGAGATCGGCCTGCTGATCCAGCAGGTTCAGGCCGGGCTGCTCACCGTCGACGAGGCGCGGGCCGTGCGGAACCTGCCGCCGCTGCCGAAGCAGGAGCCGGCCCCGGCCGACCCGAACGGGGACGGTAATGATCCAGCTGCCCAGTAACCTCGCCGCGCTGCGTGCCGCCTGGCGGACGGTTACAAATGTGACCACTGACGGACCGTGCTTCACGGTGGTCAACGCGGCCACGCCGAAGCTGTACGTCACCGGCGTGATCGGCGGCTTCGACCTCGACGCCCAGGAGTTCGTCCAGACCGTGCACGCGCTGGACGCCAAGGCGATCGACCTGCACATCAACTCGCCCGGCGGGTTCGTGTGGGACACGGTCTCGATGTACGAGGCGCTCCGCTCGCACCCGGCGACCGTCCACACCCATGTGGACGGCGTGGCCGCGTCCGCCGCGTCGTTCCTGGCGCTGGCCGGTGACACGGTCCAGACCGCGAAGGCCTCGCGCTGGATGGTCCACGACGCGCAGATCGTCGCCATGGGCTCCCCGGCCCAGGTGCGCGAGTACGCCGACCTCGGCGATGCAATCTCCAACGACATCGCCGGGATCTACGCGGACCGCGCCGGCGGCAAGCCCGCGGCCTGGCGCGCCGCGATGCAGGCGACCACCTGGTACTCGGCGAGCGAGGCGGTAGACGCAGGCCTGGCCGACAGCGTCGCCGGGACGACTTCCGGGCCGGACAACCGGACCCGGCTCATTCAGGCACGGTTCCGTGCCCTGGCTACCCAGGGAGGGTAGATGCGCACCATCGAGGAGATCACCGCTTCGATGACCGCGCTCGTCGACGGGGCTGCGGACCGTAGCCTCACCGACGACGAGGTCTCGCAGTACGAGGGCATGGAGCAGGAGCTCCAGGGTGCCCAGCGCACCGACGCGATCCGGGCGCGCAACCAGGCGTACAACGTCGTGCGTACCCCGGCGGGCGTCCCGTCGCGGCCCGGCCCGGACGACAGCCGCACCGACCTGGACCGCGCGTTCGAGAACTACCTGCGTACCGGCCGGCCGAACGCGGACATCTCCGCGCTTCAGGTCACCAACGCGCAGGGCTCCGGCAGCACCGCGGGCGGCTACATGATCCCGTCCGGCTTCCGTCAGAAGCTGGTCGAGGTCCGCAAGGCGTTCGGTGGCTTTGCCGCTGAAGTGGACACGCTGAACGACACCACCGGCGGGCCGCTGGAGTACCCGAGCCTCAACGACACCGCCAATGTCGGCGGCCTGACCGCGGAGTCCGCGGCCATCACCTCCGGCAACGACCTCGTCTTCGGCACCGTGACGCTGGGCGCGTACAAGTACACCAGCGCGGGCACCGGCTCGAACCTGCCGCTGCGCGTTCCGGTGGAGCTGCTCCAGGACTCGGCTTTCGACGTCGAGTCCCTGGTGGCCCGCAAGCTCGGCGAGCGCATCGCCCGCGCGCAGGCGCCGCACTGGGTGACCGGCTCCGGCTCCAGCCAGCCGCTCGGCATCCTGGCGTCGAGCCTCACCCAGGACAACGACCTCGATGTCGCGGACACGATCGACTACGACGACATCATGGACACCTACGACCTGCTCGACGCGGCGTACGAGCCCAACGCCAAGTGGCTGATGCGCAAGAACACCTGGTCGCAGATCCGCGGCATCGTCGACCTGAACGGCCGGCCGCTGGTGCAGGACTCCACCACCGGTATCAGCGGGCAGCCGGTCAAGACCCTGCTCGGCTTCCCGGTCGTCATCGACGAGGCGGCTCCGCTGCTGTCCTCGGCGGGCATCACGTTCCCGATCGCGTTCGGTGACTTCCGCGAGGCGTACGTCCTGCGCCGCGTGTCGAACCTGGTCGTGGTGGTCGATCCGTACGGGCGCGCCGCGAACGGCGAGGTTCAGTTCACCGCATGGGAGCGGGCGGACGGCACGATCCAGAACCGTTCCGCGTACGTCATCGTCCGCAACAACACCTGATAGGCGGATGCCGACATGAGCATGACCCGCTGGGACATGGCGAACATCGCGCTGGTGGCGTCGTCGAAGCAGACGATCTCCTCGGCCACTACTACCTCGTTCGACTTCGGTACGCCGGACGACATCAACACGGCGAGCCTGGCCGGCTACACCCCGGGCGACCGGTTGCTGGTGGTGCTCACCGCGAGCACCGCGGGCAGCACGTCGAACCTGACCTGGGTCATCCAGGACGCGGATGACTCGTCCGGGTCGATCGGCACGCCGGCCACCGCCGTCATCAACGTGGTGAACGGCGCCCTGGCCGCGACCACCGGCGACGACTTCTCGGCGTTCGCCGTGAGGCTCCAGCCGGGCCGTCCATGGATCCGCGTCCGGGCCACCAACTCGGGCACGGACGCATTCGTCTGCCACTGCACGGTGTGGGCCGTGCCGAACAACGCCTAGCCATGGTGATCACCAAGGGAGCGTTGATTGCGGCCCTGATCCGCAGGGTCGAGGAGCTCGAGCTGCGCGTGGCCGAGCTGGAGAAGCCGAAGCGCACGCCCAAGAAGGCCGCCGACGCGGCTGAGAAATAGAGAGGGGGGACGGTCGTGACCTGGGCACCCGACTACGTGACGTCGGCTGAGCTGAAGGACTACATCGGCATCGAGGACAACGTCGATGACGCGCGGGTCGCGCTCTGGATCACGACCGTCTCCCGCAACGTCGACGACTTCTGCGGCCGCCAATTCGGCCAGACGACGGCCGAATCCCGCTACTACCCGACGTTCTACGACCGCCCCGAGGCCGCCTGGTTCGCCGAGATCGACGATGTCCAGGACACCACCGGCCTGACGTTCGCCGACTCGGACGCCACTGCGGTCGACGCTGCGGACTACGTGCTCCTTCCCCGCAACGCCGCGGCGAAGGGCAAGCCGTACGAGCGCGTCAAGCTGACCACCTGGTCCGGCGGTGAGCTGACCGGCAACGGCAAGTGGGGCTGGTCGGCCGTGCCTGCGGCGGCCAAGGTCGGCATCTTCTTGCAGGGCAAGCGGCTGGCTAAGCGCCGTGACTCGCCGTTCGGCATCTCCGGCTCGCCGCAGGAGCAGGGCGAGATCCGGCTGCTCGCCCAGCTCGACCCGGACTTCCGGACCTCGCTGAAGCCGTTCGTGCGGAACTGGTGGGCGGCATGAAGCCGGGAGACGTCATGGCCGAGGCCGCGCGGGCGATCCTCCAGGTCGACGGCGTACGCAAGACCTGGGGGTACCCGCCGGACGACATCAGCGTTGCCCCGTCCGGGTACGTGTCCTATCCGCAGGAAGGCCAGTACAACCAGGCCTACCAGCACGGCGAGAGCGGCATGACCGACCTGGCGATCGTGCTGATCGCC